CCCGAATTATGCTGCCAGTTCGGGGTAGAATTGCTCAATGTCCTTCCTATAGAGTTGTTTCACATTATCTATAATCTGAGGAGTTTTGTCAAGTTTATTACCCTCATCCTTTGATTTAGGATAATCTATATCTTCATCAAACTTTAAATCCACTCCTATAAGATTACCTAACCAATTAACAAAATTCTCTCCCATACCATCCTCATATTTCCATATCTTTGTTTTATCATTCATAAAATCTACTTGAGATCTAAACCAATTAGCAGAAAAACTGGGATCTACTAAAGGTATATTTGCAATCATAGAAAAAAATAAATGAGGATCTTCAAATTGTTCTTGGGAATCATTTCCATATAATCTTTTAAGATAAATTGATCCAGAAATAAATCTATCAACAGGATTTCTAACAATGGAAAAATTAGGAATATCTTTTACATTCAAATGTTCTTCATATAAGTCTTTGTGCCAATGAGCAATCTCTTCCCCATGTAACACGGTCATGACACCATTTCCAGTATCAAGATCAATTTCATCCCAAGTAAAATTATTTCTCCATAAAAGATTTGCGTCTACATATCTTCCAGCAGTTCGAGGAATATGAGCAAAGAATACTTTTTTTCCAGTTGGTGTATGAGTAAATGTGGGCATCAGTTCACCATCCTACTAAAACCTTTTACCTTCTCATATCTTATCACATTCTCAAACCTTTCATCCATACCACTCTTATGGGATATAACAAAAACATTCGCATCTTTAATAACATACTTAATTATTTTAAGAAACTCTTCTGTACCAAGACCATCCAATGAACTATCAAATACCTCATCCATTATAAGAAGATTTGTATTAACTGAATTCTTCATCCTAGCAACTTCTCTCCAAGTAAACAAGAGTGCTAGATCAATTCTCATCTTCTCACCTTCCGAAAAAGAAGCATAAGAAAAATCTTCATGGATAGGAGATTGGACAGTTTCGTTAAACTCCTCATCAAGTGTAAAGTTTATGTAGAAGTCCATCATCTGTAGATAACGGTTTACTTGTTGATTTATCAACGGTAGATACTTCTTGATGATTTTAGATTTAACTCCACCATCCCTAAGTAATCCATACGAATAATCGTAATAACGTATGGTATCCTTCCTAGAAGATAGTTCGTTGTATGTAGTTGTTAAATTGTCTTTAAAGGTTGTTAACTTCTCATGCTCAGTATTTCTATTTGCAAGTTGTTCGGTAATTGTTTGAATTTCCGATTCCAGATCCTGTTGCTGTCGTTGATATCCAGCGATCCTAGTATTGTTTTTAGAAATGCCATGCGTTAGGTTAGTAATCTCCTTCGATAGTGCAGTGAATTGATGCTCTCTCTCTTCTTCGTTTTTAATTGCTTCTTCTAGTTCTTTATAACCAGATTGCAACTCCTTAGCCTTAGTTTGAGCATCGGCAATTTTATTTATTCTAAACTCCTCTTCAATTGCCTGAGTACATGTAGGACAAACCGTATTATCTGTAAAGAACTTATGCTCCTTTGTAATGACCGATACCTTATTAGAAATCTTTCCTTTCAATCCACCTAGTTTACGAAGTTTTTCAGTAGCACCTGTTACTTTTTTTTGTTCTTCAGTAAGTCCAAATACCTGATCGTCCGTATGTTCATTCTGCAACATTAATACACAAATCTCATCACCTATCGATCTCATCTTTTTTTTATTTTCCTCTATACTTTCTTTACTTCTATTCTCTATCTCTGCAATAAAACTTTCTTGCATCGAAACTTTGTCATTAAGAGATTCTTTTTTGAGAGTAAGAACCTTTATTTCTTCTTTGAGTGAACGACTTTTTTCTTTAATGATATTGTTCATTGAGGAGAAAATTTTAATATCTAAAAGATCTTCAATTACTTCTCTTCTATTATTACTAGTCAACTGCATGAAAGGAACAAAAGCACTAGATCCTAATATTACTATCTGCGTAAAAGATTTGTAATTCATCTTAATTACATTTTGTTCTAACCATTTTTGTTGATCATTAACATTAGAAAATTGATCTAACAATTCATCATTTCTATAAATTTCAAATTTATTAGGTTTTACTCCTCTTACTACCTTCCACTCTATTGTGCCTATGGTCAATTCTACTTCAACCATACAATCTTTCTCATTTGTAGTATTGATTAATTGAGATTTATTAATCTTACGGAAAGGTTTACCAAATAAACTAAATGTAAGAGCATCAAGAACCGTACTCTTTCCAGAACCATTCGTTCCTACTATTAAAGTATTATTATCCTTATTAAGGATTATTTCAATATATTGATTTCCCGTAGAGAGAAAATTTTTCCAACGTATCTTTTCAAATAATATCATGACCAATAGTGGGTGGAATTACAATGTCATCAGGGGTAATGATGGTGTAGATGTACCCATGATTTTCACAGGTTTTAATCATCAAATGATCCTCTACTTCTAGAATATTCATTTCAGGATAATCCTGTTCCTCTAACATCATAACATATCTTTCAGCATCATCCTCTTCTTCAAATAAGTATAGAATTTGTTGGCCAGTATCATCTTCAACAGAGTATGCACCTTCCTTTTCCTTTCCCGCCAAAGTTAAAATAAACATTATATTAACTCACATGCTTCTTGATAAACTTCACTCATCATTTTTTGAATGATTGATTTATCTAAATTTATTTCTGATTCTTCAATATACTTATTGAGAATAGACATTGTATCTTCAGATTCATAATCACCATTCAATTCTTTATCATACCAACCGTTAAATTCAAAATTTTCAACTATCTTTAATTCTGCAATATTAGAAGCATATAATTTATCAATAAATTTTTCAAATTTTTTTGTATCAGTTTTTTGTCTAACAATTAATTTAACTATTTTATCTTTTAACTCACTAGCATCAAAAAGTTGATAATCATTATCAGTATAGTATATTTTATAAAAAAGACGATGAGGATTATTAACAGGTGTGGTTTCTAATGTTTGTGTATCAAAAATATGAAATCCTCTTGTATCTCCCGAATCATTCCAATATATTTCATAAGGATTACCTAGATAGGAAATATTATCTTGAGTAGATCTAGTATGAAAATGTCCTGAAAAAACTTTTTCAAATTTTTTAAAAGGACTCATATCCATTCCATGATCCATCACAACGTAATCATTGACCTTAAATCCTTGAAGTTCTAAATGTCCCATACAAACAGGAGCTCTTGACTTTTTAATCATAGATAAAGTCATCTCTTTATTCTCTTGATTAATCCAAGGAACCAGAAGAACATTCAATCCACACACATCAATAGAAGTTGTTTCCGAATATACTTTTACATTATCATATTCACGCAGTAAAAGATCTATTGCGTTTATATCATTTGTATTTTTATAGTATGCTGTATGATTACCAACTATTGTATGAACTTCTACTCCCATATCCCGAAGACGATCAAAATAATGATCTTTTGCCCATGTTAATGCACTAAAATCTATGCCCTTACGACTGTCAAAGGTATCACCCATATCAATAACAGTTGTAATCTTTTCCCTTTCTAAGGTAGGAAAGAAAACATCTTCATAAAATTTCAAAAAATAATCATGAAATAATTTAGAGTTTTTTCTTGCACCAAAGTGTTGATCAGTTATGATTGCAACTCTCATTAGTTACGCAATTTAGAATGAACAGCATCTTTGATTGAATTATAATCTGCATATGTAGTTCCGTCAATCTGATTGCTGTCATCAAATACTTCATTGTAACCAGACTTTTCAAGAATTTTATTTTTGATTTCTAACTGACGTTTCTCTCTTTGTATCCTACGGAGAAATGCATAATGTATAATTTGAGTGAAATAAGCAAAAGGATTTTGAGATTTTTCTGGATTAAAATTATGTATATACTGCACACAATTTTCTATACCATCAGAGATCATATCCTCTTTGAACATATAATTAACAAAGTTTGGTTTGAATGATAAATGATTTGCAATCTTTAAAAAACATTCTCCAATATATCTTGGTATAACTGGTTTAGGTTTATCTTGCAATCGTGCAATCTCAACATCCTCACGATACCTTATCAAAGCAGCAAGAAACTCTTTATTGTTTACATAGTGCTCAGACCTTTTTCTTTTTGCCATAGTTCCTCGCTTTATTGCCATGAGTTATTATCACTACTATGTAGATATTATAACATTTATCTCAGTGCTTGACAAGGTATTAAATCACATATAGAATACCTTTGTAGAGGTTCAAGGGAAATATTAGCTATTAGTATTATTTGTATTTTTAAATATCTTTTCTAAAATTATTTTAGCATCTTTTACGTTTGCAACATAACCCATTTTTTTACTTATTTTTGCACTCGAATTATTATCATGTTCAGAATCTCTAAGATATCTTTGATACATCATAATCATTTCAATATCTTGCGACTCTGATAATGTAAGAATATTATCCATGTTAATTATAAACATATCTTCTCTACTTGTTTTCAACCAAGGTTCTACTTTATATCCAACCGTTCCGTGCTTTCCTTTAATTTCACCAATCATTATAGGATGATGAACTATTAACATTGTTCTATCTACTTCTTCAGATGCAGCAACCTTGGCAAATATTTCTTCGCCAGAATTAAATTTTATTGTAGCATAAAAATCGTCTTCTATTCCCATGATTTTATTCCTTTTTTAATTGTATAGTAATTATTTCATAATTAAAATTTTCTTCGTTGTAGATTTTAA